TTTTAAAGGAATATTATGGCTGGCCCAAGTTCAACCGTAGACCAGAATCTACTGCCAGTACAGGCATATTTTGATGTCTATGGAAACTTTCAGACATTTATAGGTCAAGGTCAGCCATTCTTTGCTACATTTAACCCTAATCAATCAGGGTTACATATTACTAATAGCACGATTGATAGCTCTACAATCGGTGCTACAACACCATCAACAGGTGTCTTTACTAACGTATTAGGCACTACAGGTCAAATCAGCACAACACCTAGTGCTAATATTGATATAGCTAATAAATTCTATGTTGATACTGTTGCTCAAGGGTTAGGTCCTAAAGCTGCTTGCCAAGTTGCTACTACAGTAAATCTCACTAGCTTATCGGGTCTATTGTTAATTGATACTTATCAAACAGTAGCTGGTGATCGTGTATTAGTTAAAAATCAAGGTTCAAATCAATTTAACGGCATCTATATAGCCTCTACGACTGCTTGGAATAGAGCAACTGATATGGACGTATGGGCAGAAGTGCCTGGTGCTTATACAGTCATTCTAAATGGCTCTCAGCAAGATACTGGGTGGGTATGTACAGCGACTTCAACAGGTACTATTAATGTAACTGCTATGCCTTGGGTACAATTTTCTAGTTTAGCTACTTATTATGCAGGTACTGGCTTAAGTCTTAGCTCAAATACTTTTAGTATTACACCAGTAGGTACAGCAGGCACATATGGTTCAGCAAGTGCAGTACCAGTATTTATTACTAATGCTAGTGGTCAAGTAACGAGTGTAACTAATACTTCTATAGCTATTGCTAATACTGCGGTTAGTGGTTTAGGTACAATGAGTACACAAAATGCTAATAATGTAGCTATTACAGGTGGCACAATTAATACAGCGACAATAGGTCAATCTACAGCAGGTTTAATTACAGGCACAACAATAACTGCTAATACGCAGTTTACAGGTGCAGGTACAGGCTTAACAGGTACAGCAACATCATTAAACATTGGTGGTAATGCTGCAACAGCAACAAGTGCTACAAGTGCAGGATCGGTTACTAATAGTGCTACATTTAATAGCGGTGGCGCAGGTGGTGCTTCACCAATCACTTTTAATGGCTCAGTCGCACAAACTATCTCATACAATACAATAGGCTCTCCTAGCGTTACAGGTACAAATGCTTCAGGTACTTGGTCAATAGGTGTAACAGGTAATGCTGGTACAGTAACAAATGGTTTATATTCAAATGGTAGTTATTCACAGCCTACTTGGTTAACTTCTATTTTAGGTTCAATAGTAAGTGGTGCTGTAGCAAGTGCTACTTTAGCAACAACAGCTACTAATATTGGTGGAGGGACAACAGGTGCTTTAGCTTACAATACCGCATCTGGTGCAACTTCATTCTTAACACTTGGTACTACAAATTATGTTTTAACGGCAGGAGCTACTGCACCTCAATATGTTGCTCAATCTACTTTAAGTGTAGGATCATCTACAACTTCAACTACTGCAACTAATTTAGCAGGTGGTTTAGCTAGTAATATCCCTTATCAAACAGGCGCAGGTGCTACAAGTTTCATAGGTAATGGTACAGCAGGGCAGTTCTTACAATCTAATGGTGCAAGTGTACCTACATGGGCTACACCTGTTAGTTATGCGACTGTTACTGACGATACAACGACTGCTACGACACGTTATCCGTTATTTGCTAATCAAACAACAGGCAATCTTTCTACTACTTATACAAGCTCTACTAAGTATCAATACGTACCCTCTACAGGTACATTGACTGCAACTGTATTTAGTGGGAGTGGTGCTAGTTTAACTTCTATACCTAATGGCGCTTTAACTAACTCAAGCGTAACAATAGGCTCTACTGCTGTATCACTAGGTGCGACAGTTACTACTTTTGTAGGATTAACTTCTGTAACTTCTACTACTTTTGTAGGCGCATTGACTGGTAATGCTAGTACCGCTACAAGTGCAACAACAGCGACTAATGCAACTAACGTAGCAGTAACAGACAATACAAGCTCTACAGCGACTTGGTACCCTACTTTAGTATCAACTACGACAGGTAATTTACCTATAACAACTAGCTCTACTAAAATTAGCTTTGTACCTAGTACAGGCGCATTAACTTCTATAAGTTATGTTTCTTTAGGTGCATTTAGTGGTACAGCACCTGCTGACGGAATGGTAATGGATTATGTTACAGGCTTTGGTAGATTTAGTGCTTTTACTGGTGATGGTTATCAATGGTACAACGCAGGTGTAGGTACTACTAAATTAATGGATTTATCTTCAGCAGGTAATTTAGTAACAACAGGTACTATTACTGCACCTGAAGTGATCGCATCAAATGGATTATTTGTTAATAGTCAAACAGTAAGTGTAAACTATACAATTCCAACAGGCTCTAATGCTATGAGTGTAGGTGCAACTGTAGCAGGGGGTATAACAGTAACAGTACCTTCAGGCTCAAAATGGGTTGTATTATAAATTTAGGAGATTCACATGGCATCAATTATTAATGCAACAACAACAAACGGAGTAGCCATAAGTGCTGATAACTCTGGTATTTTACAACTTGCTACGAATAGTGGAACAACAGCTTTAACATTAAGTGTAGCTCAAGCAGCTACTTTTGTTAGTAGTGTAACTGCAACATCATTAACTGCTCCTATATTAAGTAGTGCGACTACATTATCACTACAAACAAATGGTTCTACTACAGCAGTAACGATAGATGCTAGTCAGAATGTGGGGATTGGTACGAGTAGTCCTACATCTCAATTAGACCAATATTTATCTTCTGGAACAACATATAGAGGCATTAGAAATGGTTCTGTTGCAATTCAAGAATATGCTTCTACTACTATTGCCGCTTGTGTTTATGGTACAACTTCAAACCATCCATTATTATTTACTACAAACAATACAGAACGTATGCGTATTGACTCTAGTGGTAATGTACTTGTAACTAACCCAGCAGGTCTAGGCTACGGCACAGGGTCAGGTGGTACGGTTACTCAAGCGACTTCTAAGAGTACAGCCGTTACATTAAACAAGCCTACAGGTCAGATAACTACAAGCAATTCTGCTTTAGCAGCTGGAACTCAAACAAATTTTACATTTGCTAATAGCTTAATAGGTGCTAGTGATTCAATTATTTTATGTATGAATTACAGCACATTATATTCTGTAAGAACTGCAACAATATCCGCTGGTAATTGCGTAATTGTAATAAAAAATGAATATTCAACATCTTTATCAGAACCTTTAATAATCAACTTCGCAATCATAAAAGGAGCTACAGCATGATTTATCTAGCAGCAGTAACACACGACATTAAATCTAACACACTAGAGGCTACATGGCTTGAAGAAACCCTTGATGCTGATGGCGTAGTCTTATCCTTAACTCGCAACAAGTGCCGTAACTATTCAGCAGAACAGAAAGCCGAATTTGATGCTGATACAGGTACAACGGCTTATTCAATATTGGCTGGGTGGTAATATGGGTACTGTAGTGATTAATGGTTCAACTTCAGGTAGCTGTACGCTAACACCAGCAGCAGTAGCAGGTACAGCAACTATTACTTTACCTACAGTAACTGGTAATATGCTTTCATCTACAGGTGTAACTGCTTCAGTATTAGGTACTGTTACTAACAAAGTAGCAATTAATATTGGCGGTACAGTTTATTATCTATTAGCTTCTACGAGTGCAGTTTAATCATGGCTAAACATTTAGAAAACTTTGGAAAGTGGTATGACGGAATATTAAATTTATTCCCATTCTGCTTAGACGATACATGGATTAAAACAATCGGTATTGCTTGGTTATTTACAGTAGAGGGTAAGTGGTCATTTATCCCTAAGATAGTACCGACAAATTGGCAGTATGCTAATGCGTGTGTATTTGTAAGGTTTGGCTTACCCTTTGCTTTCTTCATGCAACTACGTGCTAGTCCTACACACTTGTTTCAAGGTGGGATTGGTTGGAAGCAATCAGGCAGAATAGCAATTCATTGTCGTTTTCAGACAGATGCAAGTTCAGCTATTGGTTATCATGTAGGCTTACCTAATACAGATCATGCAAGTGGCTTTGAATATGGAAGGCATTAAAATGATTAATTACGTATGGAAAATATTAGAAATATCTGCTGAGAATGAGATAATCACTCATGCTAAATACCATGTTACAGCAAGTGAAGATGATAGATTAGTAGAAACAGAGGGAAACTGGTGGTTCAATTATCCTGTAACTATGCCTTTTGCAGAAGTAACAGAAGAAATGGTTGTATCATGGATTGAAAAAGAAACTATGAGAGATGGCATAAATATTATAAAATCTCGCTTAGAAGAACAATTAAATGAAATAAAAACTAATGGTACTGTTGTTGCACCTTGGTTGCCACAAGTATTTACGCCTACATAAGGAACTATTATGACGATGCCACTAGACATAATTTCACGAGCTTTAAAAGATATAGGAGCTTTAGAAGCAGGTGAAACACCAACACCTGAAGCTACTCAAGATGCTTTTGATATGCTTAATGATCTTGTAGATCAATGGTCTAATGAAGATATGATGGTCTACAATACGACTGAAATTATCTTCCCTCTTATTGCAGGTCAAGTTCAATATACAATTGGCCCTACACCTTCTACTGCTAATTTCATTGGGGCTGTATTTACTGGTTCAATTACAGGTAATATTTTAACAGTAACAGGCATTACAAGTGGCGCAATAGCACAAGGTCAAACATTAAAAGGTTCTGGTATTACAGCAGGTACTAAGATTGTTCAATTTTTAACAGGTGCAGGTGGCAACGTAAATGAAATTGGTACATACGAATTAAACATACCTTATCAAACACCAATAGCTTCACAATCAATTACAGGCTATTACCAGAAGCCTTTATACATTGACCAAGCGTATGTAAGAGTAAATACTCAAAGTAACGGCCAACCTGTTTTAAATGGTGGTTTAGACTATCAAGTCAGTATTTTAGCTTTAGAGAATTATAATCAGATTGGCTTAAAAACACTTAATGGCCCTTGGCCTAAAGCCCTTTATTACAATCCTAATGCAGTAACAGGTAATATCTTTGTTTGGCCAAACCCTGCACAAGGTGAAATGCACATATTCTCAAGTACAATCTTTAGTAACTATACTAATTTGTATGATGAGATTGCTCTACCTCAAGGTTACTCAATGGCTCTTAGATGGAATCTAGCAGAACGATTGATGCCTATGTATGGCAAAGCCTCACAAATACAAATAGGCATGATTAATCAATATGCACAAGAATCTAAATCTACGATTAAACGTAATAACATGAAGCCTATTGCTTCTGCAAGTTATCCTAGCTCAATGCTAGTCAGCAGAGCCCGTGACGCAGGGTGGATTTTGAGTGGGGGCTTCTTTTCTTAAGGTGATTTAAATGGCTAAAAGAAAAATAATTAAAGATGCTTGGGATTTAGTTCAAAAAGGAAATCCTGATGAATGTTGGGAATGGCTTGGCTCTAAAAATAGTACAGGGTATGGAAGTATTAAAGTTAGCCAAAAAACATATTCAGCTCATAGATTAATTTATGGATTAACTTATCCTAATACTATTTCATATAAAGCACCTAAAAATAAATCATTAAAAGAATTTATTTTGCATAAATGTGATAATAGAAGTTGTTGTAATCCTAATCATATGACTTTGGGTAATTATGATGATAATAATAAAGATGCAAAAAATAAAGGTCGCTCCAAAGCCGTATATGGTGCTAATCATAAAAATGCTAAATTAACTCAAGAACAAGCTAACAAAGTAAGAGAGTTACATAGCATTGGTATTAATTATAGTCAGCTTGGTATTTTCTTTGGCATTAACGCAAATAATATTTCTAGAATATGTAGAAATATTGCTTATATAGAGAATAGGGGTTAAGTATGGATTTTGGATTTGTAGGGCCAAGTTATGAAGCACCTTCAATTTATCAAGATTCGCAGGAGTGTATTAATTGGCGCCCTGAAATTGATCCATTAAAATCCCCTGCTAGTGCAACTTCAGCAGCAAGTAGAGGTATTGTAGCTTTATATCCAACACCTGGTTTGCAATCATTAATTTTATTACAAAATCAAGCTCAAGTACGAGGCATGAGAACTGTATCAGGTGGCAATTATTTAGTAGCAGTATGTGGCCCTTATGTTTATGTAATGGCTTCAGACTTTAACCCTACATTAATAGGCACATTAAATTCTAATTCTGGCATGGTAGGTATTTCAGATAATGGATTAAATGTTTATATAGTTGATGGTTCATATCGTTATACATGGCGCATATCAAACCCTGCTAGTGCAGTATTTACAGGATCAATTACAGGAACTACGCTTACAGTTTCACTTTTGAAAAGTGGATCTGTAGGAATTGGTCAATCATTATTTGGTGTTGGTTTAACTGCTGAAACTGTTATTACTGCTTTAGGTAGTGGTAGTGGTGGCCCAGGTACTTATACAGTTAATATTTCACAAACTGAAACTTCAGAAATAATGAATAGTGCTGCTGTAGCTGCAACATTAACTGGATCAATATCAGGTACAACTTTAACTGTTACATCAGTAACAGGAACATTATATCCAGGTCAAACAATACAAGGTATAGGTGTAACTTCTGGCACGATTATTACCACATTAGGGAGCGGTACTGTTCTAAGTCAAACAATTACTGCTGGTGGTACAGGTTATAACGTAAATGATGTAATTACAGTTTTAGGTGGTGTATATGGTACAACGCCAGCAACTTATATTGTAAGTACAGTATCAGCAGGTGTAGTAACAGGTTTAACTCAAACTAACGCAGGTGCTTATACTTCATTACCTACTAATCCTGTTTCTACATCATGTAGTGGTGCAGGAATAAACTTAACATTAACGCTTACTTTTGGTACAGGTTCAGGCGGTACAGGTAATTATGTTGTTAGTGCTTCACAAACAGTAGCATCAGAAACATTATATGCGCTTAATTTTAGCGTATTGCCTAATTCTGATGGTGCATTTAGTGGAGCTACTTCAGTAGATATTGTAGATAATTACTTTATTTATAATAAACCTAACACTCAACAATGGGGTGCAACTAATCCTTTATCTCCTATTAGTCAGCCTTTAAGTTTTTCATCTAAAGATGGCGCACCTGATAATCTTGTTACATTAATTGTCGATCATAGAGAAGTTTATTTATTAG